CACCCCGCGCTTCTGATTGGATAGCCGGTTAACGCCTGACCAGAACACGGAGCCGTTGTACTCGCTACGCCCGTACTCGGCCAGCATCACGCTCTCCCACTGCTCCCGCGTAGCTTGCTCCCACGTCACTAGCTTGCCGGGGTAACGCGGCTGCACGACACGCCCGTCAATCACCGCCTCTTCATCCTCGCGGATTATCCGGTACACTTTGGCCCGCTTGTCGGCGTTGTTCTCGCCAACGACAACCGCCCACATTTCCATCGCGTTTTCAGGGTGGCAGATAACATCGGTAATCTCAGATGGGTCAATGTAACCTAGCTTGGTACGCCCGTCAGATTGCCGCACAAACGCCGGATAGCATTGTTCACCGAGCAAGAAGAGTTGTAACGCAAACTCACCGGCTCGCTTGCTCATCCGGTTAGTCGCCCAGAAGTCCGTCACAATCCCCACCGCGTCATCATCGCCTGTCACTACCGGCTCAACATTACGCCCGGCGATGTGGTCTCGCTTCAGTGTCATGATGCGCTTGGCAACCGGACTAGACTGCCACAGGCTCCAGGCGGTGTCCATCAGCTGTTGCGCCGACGCCTTGCCAAAGTCCCGCAGCCCCTTGCTGGTACTACGATAACCCAGGCTCTTAGTCGTGCCGGTTGTCGGCTCATCGTTGCCGTCGTTATAGCCCTGAGCATAGGCGGCTTCTTTTGCCCGCGCCACGCCCTGCTCATACTCTTCCCGCGTAATGCCGCCGATAGCCTCAACTATCCGCTCCCCTAGTGTTGCCATTACCTGCCTCTCCGTGTTTTGTAGTTGTCCATGCTGATGGTGATGTGGTCGCCGTAGGGCTGCGCCCCGCCCATGCCGGACCATCCAATAGCCAGGCTCATCACCGTGTCGTCATGCATCCCGTCAGGTGCGCCATAACGAATGTTGCCCGATGGCAGCCGTTCACTTTCAAATGCCTGTAACTCGCCAATCAACACCGCATCATCCGGTATCCGTATCTCGTCGCGCTCAAAGGCCAATGATAGCGCCTCTATAGCCGCCTTCTTGGTGGCGTTCGTGGTGACAAATGGCGTGACCGGCAACTGCATAATACGCAACTGCTCAATAATCGGATCGCCCATGCTATTCTGCTCGGCGATAATCTGCGCCGGCTGAAACTTGTCAGCTAGCACCTGCAACCGCTGAACCTGAAATGAGTAGTCTATCTGGTTAAATCTATCAATGTGGCACACGTGACCGAGCGTGACATCTATCACGGTCAGCACCGTGAAGTCGCTATGCTTGCCCCAGTCAACGCCCATAATGTACTGATGCGCCGGCAGCGGCTCATCTTGCCAGCAGTCGCCATCGACCGCCCGCATGACGCCACGGAATACGCCGCCGCCATCCTCAATAAACTCAGCTAAATACTCTTGCCTAAATATACGCTCTGGCAACCCGGCCCGCGCCGCCTCTATTTCTGCCGCGTCAATGAATGGATTGTCGGCTGTGGGCAGTGACCAGCTGCGCCAGGTCGTGCCCGCTTGCCCTTGCTGGAATAAGTGCCAAAACCAGTTGCGGCCTTTTGGGGTGCTGATAAACATGGCCCGCCCGCGCCTATCGGATAGCGCCGGCCTCAGCGATTCATACCATGCTTTGCTGCGCATAAAGGCACACTCATCCAGCACCACAAAATCCAGCCCTTCACCGCGTAGGCTATCAGAATTGTCTGCCGACCTCACGCTAACCTCGCCGCCGCTGGGCAATGCCACCACACGGTCAGCCTTGCGGATCTCCGCGCCGGGTATCTGTAGGGCTAGCCGCGTTATCAGCCGCCAGCCCACATTGGCTACCTTGTAGGATGGCGCAACCCACCAGGACCGGCCACCGCGCACAGCCACGCCAACACATTCAGCAGCGCCCAGCCGTGTTTTTCCCCAGCGACGGCCACATGCCAGAACACGGAAGCGGGCCGGATGGTTGGCAACCTCCAGCTGCAACGGATGCAGCCGAGGCGGGTTAATCGTCAATTGGCGCATTGTCACCCCAGCCCAGATTTACCGCCCCGTCATGTTCAACCTCTACCCGTTCAACATAGCCCCGGCTTTTGGCTTGTGTCTTAAGGTAGAAAATCATAGCGGTGACGTTGCCCGCGTCGATGGCGGCGATGAGCTTATTCTCTACGAAATCATGCCGTTTCTCGCGGGTAGCCTCCACTGCCGCCCTAACCGCATCATAGCGGTCGATGTAGTTGTAGACGGTTGTCACATGACAGCCGAGCAGGTCAGCCGCCTTGCTGACAAAGCCCTGCGCCTCTTTAACCGCCCTGGCTACTTCTTTGGAGGTGTACCGTTGTTTTTTAGGCATAGAATTATTGAACAACTAATTCAGGCATAATACCAAACGCATCTTTGTACCGTTGTAGTGCGACAGCGACATAAGCAGGGCTGATTTCGATGGCGCGGCATTGGCGGCTGAGGTTTTCGGCGGCGATGATGGTACTCCCGGAACCGGCAAAGCAATCTATCACAGTCTGCACTGCATGATTCTTCATTGCCCTAGTTGCCAGTGCGATCGGCTTTTGTGTCGGATGCAAATCATTAACGGCATCACGCGGCAGTTCCCATATCGTGCGCTCATCAGTTGGGCCGCACCACATAAGCGTTTGCCCCTTGCGCTTGAAGTACATAAATGGTTCGTGGCGTTGCTTGTATTGGGCATTCATAGCTGCATACGTAGCATTGGTTTTGTGCCACACCAACATAGCATGTATCTCGCCCTTGTTGGCGATAATAGCATCATAAACGGGTTTGCCGACAGAGGCGGCAAACCACATATAACAAGGGCCATTAACAAAGGGCAGCACAACCGGCAAAAAGGCTGCGTACATATCAGCGGTATCGCCCTCTAGTTTTTCCCGTTCACGCTTTATATTGACATCACCACTATGAAAATGCCCGCCCGTATAACCCACCCCGTAAGGCGGGTCAGTAAACATCATATCAAAGGGCGGAGTTAGCCGTTGCAAGATTCCCCCATCCGTACAATCCCCACAAATCAGCCTATGCTCTTGCCCCTCAGTCCGCGACGGCAGCCGCCATAGCTGGCCCAACTCAGTACCCCATTCTTGTTGCAATTCGTCGGCTCGGTTAATCTGCGGCTCGGCGTCGGCTGGCTCCAGTTCCCCTTGCTGTATGCCCATGTCGCCCAACTCCAGCGGCGTGAACCAATCCGACAAATCAAGCCCCGTCAACAAGTCGGTGGCTATTACGTCGGCGTCAAACTCTAGCGACACCTGGCCCGCCCGGTTGTCAGCGTAGGCCAGTTCCCGCGCCTTGCCGGTCGGGTCGTCAAGGTCTAAATCCTCACGCAGCACAGCCACCAGTTGATCGCCCTTCGTGCGAATGATGACCACATCTTTTATGCCAACCTCGCCCGCTGTCTCGGCTGTTTTGTTGCCCGCTATAATCTTGCCGTTTTTGTCTAATACGATGCTGCGCCCTGCGCCCAGCTTGCGGAGTGACTGCTCCACCATATAGCGCCCGCGCTCAGTGCCTTTGTTGGCGTTATTGGCGTCTGGCTGCAAATCTGATAGGCGTATAACTTCAGTCATAAAGTCCCCAGGCCAAACCCGCGCCCCGTTCCCCCAAGGGTACTAGGTATGACGCGGGCCGGCCCAACCAAAGGAGGAAATCACGATGCCGAACGCTTTACCAGCGACCGCCCAACGATGTACACAACAATCGGAAGCACCGCCGCGATGATGGGACCAGCCAGCGCCGCGACGTTATCAGCCGCGTCCTGCTGAAGCACGTTAAAACTTACCAGCGCCATCAGTACGGTGTTGAGAATAGTTAGCCAAAATTCGGTAGTCTGCCATCCGGGTTTAATCATAGGGGCCACCTTCAATAGTTACGCGCTACTCATAGCAAAAGCACCGCCGATTATGGACGGTGCTTTTATGTTAGCACATTGAGTGAGGTATTGTCTAGCAAGCTAGAACGGCGGCGGCGTCTGCCCGGCTTCGAGCCAGGTACGCCAGTCGTGCCGCGCGTCGTGTTCTACGCCTGTCTCGCGATGCCGGTAGCAACCTTCAACCTCTATAGGTTCCCAGCCAGCCGCCCGCATAAGTTCGTCAAACCGCGCCCAGTCGTCGTTGCTAGTCATCTAACCGCCTCCCCATGCAATCACGCGGGCGACACGACGCCCACAACTGCTGCTTGTTGTCGAATATCTGCACATTCTCAACAGCCTCATACCCCCACGCAATTTCACGCCATGTTGCGCCCCACTTGCGGAGCGCCTCAGCCGCTTGCCGAACCGCGTCGCGTTCGGCTTCCAGGGCGGCTATCTCAGCCCGCAGTTCGCTTGTCTTGGCCTCAATCATGCTGTTCGTTGTCATGCTTTCGGCCCAATCCTTGTCACTCATCACA